CAACAGACTCTTTAAATGTATGAGCATCCCCATGAAGAGCATTGTTATATTTTCTGATAACTTTCTTAAGCTTGAGAGCGTTATTCCTATCAATAGCCTCAACAACTTTTACAAGCTTTTTCGTCTTATCACGATCAATAGCTTCTAAAACTTGAACTAACTTATCGGAATATTCTTGGTCTTGTAATTCTAAAGCAGCTTGCTCTCTAAGAACGGCTCTCTTCTCGACTTCTTCATTAAAAGCGGATTCGATAATTTCAAGAGATTTTTCATTGAGAAGCCCGTTTGTAGCTTCTCTTAGAACAGTTGCTATATTACTGTCGGAGGTTGTTTTCTGTTGCTTACTCATGGGTTAAAAATTTTATGTTGTTTAGCAGTTTTAATGCGGTCTTTAATTTTTAATTCTACCGCCTTCTCTAAAAAAAGGTTAGCGAACTTGTAGTCCTCTGCGAGAATGGACGCTACAAACCCCTTTATACATTTTTTTTGAATATGCTTATTCATTTTATAATAAATATATTTAATCAACTTAGTAGATATTTCTTAAAAATTTGATAATTTGTTCCGTTAAATATTGCTCTTTTTCTTTAGAAGGCAGATTTACAAAAGCTTTTTCAAATGTTTCGTAGTTTTCTTGAAAATGCCCATCGTCTTTTAATACCCATTCTTTAGATTCGAGAATGCCATTTACAAATGCTTCACTAAAAGAAGGATCAGCAACGCAGTCAATAGCGACGAGTCTCATATTTTGGACTTCATTATAAGAAGTCTTTTCAGTAAGCTGACCAAGGGCACGAGAGGACATACCAACCGTCACTCCATCATTGACGAGAGAATGAACAATTTTGCCGCAGGGGGTAGTTAAAACTTTAGACCTACCTACGAATACGTATCTATCCCCTTCTTTTTCCTCCTTGAGGAATTCAACTAAGTGACAGGCTCTTTCGAGGTCTACATCGGCCGAGGAAGGGTGGTTGAGCTCTCCCATAGCTCTCTTTTTACCGATCATTTCCTTGGTATATCTATCCACCTCGGATCGCATTTCCTCAATAGGATAGCGTCTCTTGTTTCTATTTACTGCTTCGGCGAGCATGTAAGGGCCTTGAATGTATAGAGACCTCGGCTGATTACGATCCTTCTCTTCAAAAATATATTCGAATTCATCAAGAGATGAAGCAGCCTCGTCAGTAATTAGTCGGAATCCCATATATGTATTTATATGTACTTAGCAAAAAAAGGTAGAAATATTAACTTTTTTTTATATATTTAGTTCTTTTTCTGTTAGAATAACAAACTCTGCCCCATGTCTTTTAGACCATTCCTCTGCGGCTGCCCATTTTGCTTGGTTTTGATTAAACATAGCTTGCTCGTAAAGTAGATTATTTTTATTACGATATCGCTTCGGATCAGGCGGGCTTGTATGTTTCTTGGGCTTTATTTCTATTAAATATCTTTTTATATTATCCCCTTCTTTAAGAATAATAAAGTTATCTACAAAATAGCGAGAAGGTTTATTATTATTAGGATTTACATATGGTATAATAATATTTTCACTTCCCCATTTTACTACATTAGGATTTTCATCGCACCATCTAAAAAACTTTAACTCATACGAAGACCTATAAACAGCAGCCGTTCCCTCAAACTTGAGACTATTCTTAGGTTTAAAAACACCTTGTTTGTATGGGGCTTTAGCCATATAGTTTACCCAACAAAGAACATCGCCGGGTCAGCATCGCCCATCCCTGGTGTTGTTTTTTCGTAAAGCATTGTTTCGAGTTTTTCTTTCTCCGCAGTGCCTTGAGTCATTAAATCTGTAGCATTAAAGGTCTGACCGCCAAACAGAGTAAGATTGCCATATTTGCCTCTTACTTGAGCGAGTGTAATCTTGCAAAGCGCCAGCGTATATTGATACACCCAAGGCTCTTTGATAACATCTCTGATAGGCCTTTCTACATAGCAAGATAGAACACCATAAAATCTCGAGTTGGGTTTCGGCTCGGGATACATTTGTAATGTCTGAGTACGGTCATTAAAAGTATAAGTTCTTCGAGTAGCAAGAAGCTTCTCTCTCATCTCGAGCCATTCCTTTAAGGTATACCAGGATACCAAGTCAAATCCATAGTTGCCCATGGCATATGAGAAATATGTTTGTTGAGCCAATGTTTGCTCGATAGTAAACAGCGTGTTAATGCCGGTAGAAGATCCTTCTTCGAAATCAGATACCGCCATAACCTTACGATAATCCAATACATCGTAATCAAACATATTGCTTATCTTATAGCTATCATCTCTTGTTTTAGTTTCGCCACGAAGAGTTGGCTCATTGATAAACGATTCTAAAAACATTGAACTTACTGCTATAGCGCTTAAAGTATTGCTTGCTCTAAATGATGTTAAAATTTCCGTGTATGTAGACTTATCAAATATTTGATTTTGAAATACCCCGTTTTCAAATATAGAACTTAAATTTGCGAGAGATGTAAACCTGCTACTCGCTATCGCGGAAGTAGCAATATACATTGTCTTTGGCTCCGTAACATAAAATGCTGCTTCAGGAGACTGTATTGTATTATCGGCTTTTTGCTCGAGGGTTAGAGCTGGATTAGATAGGGTAAAAAGATAATCCAATCGCAATCCTTTATTCCTCTCGTAAAGGTTTGAATCAAAAACTAAATATTCCGCCGTATATCCCGCAAATTTAGTAAACATTTCTACCGCTATAGAGATGTTTTCAAATATCTGATCTTGATGTAGCTCTACCTGGATAAGAGGCGCTCCCAGCGCTCTAACTACCCGATCTCCTAATCTATTAAAGGTGTTAATCCTACTGTTTAGATTGGTCGTCTGAAACGCGGAAATCGGGGTAATATTACAGGCCATAAATATATTTAGGCCGTTGGGTTATCTATGCGGGAGCTTCGAGAGCAGGCTCAGCGCTTTCGGGAGGCGCGGCAGCTTCATCGGGAGGAGCTCCTTCGAGGCCAGTAGCGGCTGGCCCCCCGCTAAATGCTGGAGGACCGCCCGCGCCAAGATCCATTCCTCCTCCCATATCGCCACCCATATCGCCACCCATATCGCCACCATCTGCTCCGGCAGTTGCTTCAGCGCTCGCGGCGACCTGTTCGCGCCAATTTGGTCCCATACTGGTAATTTGCGCAAGTTCCCATTCAAGTTCCTTATCGACCCGAAGATACTGCCTATTTGCCAATATAGCGTGGTCATCCCATCCAAGATATTTCTTCTGACAATATGTTTTCGATATAAGTTCGTTCTGCGATAAGTTGGAATAATTCTCAAGCTTAAGCCCTAATTTCTGCGCTTCTCTCAATTCATAATAGTTGGAAGGAGGGTTAAAATCGAAAGCCAAATCTGTTTCTTTAATTTCTAAACTTTCCCAAAGTTTAGTCATTTTGAGATGAGTAATAAATCCTTGCTTTAAGCTTGTTGCAAAATGTTGTTGCATTCTTACAACAAATTTAGCGAACTTAAGCTCTTCGCGAAGCATTGATTTTGGATCTTGTAGCGCCGACTCTTCGCTCAATCTATTGACCGGCACTTTCAAAGCTTTATAAAGCTTCTTAACAAAATACATTAGGTCAGTCAACTCTCCGAGATTGGCCCCACCGGCTAACTGGGTTACAGATGTACCTTCTTGGCCTTGTCTTTTAGCAAACCAGAACGCATCAAGCATTGATTGAGGGTTAAACTTATTAACAATATCTCCTTGGCTGGCATCAAATGTTTTTGTAGACCAATATTGAGACATTAGTTTACGAAGGTATTGCTCGGCCTTAGGAGGGGCCATATTACCTACATCAACATTGAATACTAATCTCTCTGGCGCTCTAACCATTCTGTAAATAAGAATAGCATCCTCAATTAGAGATAACTGCCTATATGCGCGACGAGCATTTTCAATAAATGGCAGTCTGACATTTTTAGTTTCGTTCCATATACCGCTATCAAAATAAACTACCTGGTTTTCATTGAGAGGTATATAATCAAAGTTATCCTCGGATTTATTAGGCTTGTTAGGATCAAGGATCGGCTTTCTATATAGGTATCCTTTAATTAAAAGGTTCTGTATATTGTTATAGATCGGGTCTATTAACTCCGTAGGAACTCTTACAACCCCCAATACCCCTTTATCAGCGTGTTTAGAATGTATAATATGCTCAAAATATACCTCACCTTCTATAAGAATATCTCTAAAATATCCCCATCCCTTTCTTTCGAGTTCGAAGTAGTTTATATATTTTTTATACTCCTCAATAAGTTGCTGCTTATCATCAAACGAAAGGTCTTCTTCGAAAGCCTTATCGAAACTTATTTTTACTATATCTCCGTTATCATCCTTATTGATAATCTCGTCGCATATTTCATCAAGAGCATCAGCAACTTCGGCGAATGCGGCCATTACTCTATAATCATTAATCCTCGCATGCTTGTTCTTCTGAACGTTAGCATACATCATCTCGCTGAACTTACCAGCAGCGTCGACCATCCCAACGCCCTCGTTATTGAATTCGTTAGACTGAGATATAGAATATTTGGCAAGAACTTCTGGTCTTCTTACTCCCTTGTTTTCAAAGTGCTTGAACTTAGGGTTAGATTCGTGGGTCGTATCTATTGCCTCAAATCCCGAATAGGGTAACTTTGAAGCCACATAATTCATTAAGTTGCGACCAAATGTTGACTGCTTGCCCTCTCCTGTAAAGTTTTTTGCCATCTATATCTAGTATTTAATAAAAATAATGAAAATTACAATGCTCTATTTATAGAATAAAGTTTCCAGACATAGCGCTATATGTAGTATCCCATCCCACAATTGTATCAATAATAATATTAAATTTGCCACTACCTGTTAGAGGTGGCAAGGTAATTTCCATAATATTTTCTGTTATTACTCTATATGAGTTATTAGGAATAAGAGCCGCTGTAAGGGATGGAAAATAAGTAAATCTAACAGCAGTTAAATTATTATATATAGCGCTACTACTACTTACATATACATTTCTCGTATGATTAAATCGCTTACCATATATTACAATATTACCGGGATTAGCGATATTATAGTTAGTATCAATAAGGGGAAATGAGCCGCGGCCGCTACCTGACGGCGCGTAGAATACATTTGTAATAGTAGGCGAGCCCGATATACTTACAGTATCTACCTCGGTTACTTTTATCTGACCTTCACTATACGAATAATCTGCTCCTGAGAGAGTAGCATAATCATCATAAGTAATAAAGTTCCCAGCAGATAAAATTCTTGTATTATAAAAGTTAGCGTCAATAAAAAAGATATTTTTAATCGGATCAACTATATCTTTAAATAACCAACCCTCTATAGTAAAAGTGGCATCCGCTGTAATAACAGACCTTGCCGAATGGTTGATATCGACTGGGTATCCGAGAGATATATTACCGTCCCATTCTACTTTAGAATTAAGAGGCATTGACGCTGGAAGGCCAAACTCTTCGGGAACCTTCCAGGAAATTATAATATATGGATTGGCGTAAGCGGCAAAATTTGAAATTAGCTGGTCAATATCAGTTTGATATGTAGCAAGCAATGATAATTTTACCTTTATATCTACAGGAACTACCGGGGGAATTTTTGCGGTATTTTTTGCAAACCTATCTTCTCTTCTTGACGGATATGTAAATCCCTCAATTTTATTAAACGCTCTATTGTTATTTCTCGAAACGCTCTCGATAACTACAGACGCGATAGGCAGTTTTAAATTTTGCGCTCTATTTTCAATGTCATGTAAGACTCTCGCCTTAGGTTGATAGACATATGCGACTTCTATTCTATCTTTTTCTTCCCTACTGCGATTAAAACGTCCAATCACAACATCATCAAACGCGGCTATAAATTGCCCCACTAAATCATGTATCTCCCAACTGAACGCTCTGCTCTTCACATTATTATTTATTTACTGTACCCTGTCTACAAAGAATTTCGGCAATTTAGTCTTGCTCCTTTGTATGACATTAGAGGCTCCACCGTCGAGAATGTATGTAATACACCAATCATCCTGACTTCTCACCCCGCGGCCGCATGCTTGAACGAGATTCGAAAGCATCTTATTTGTATACCAATTAGAATCTTCTTCAAACAACGTTTTTATTCGTTCATCCCCTAAAGGCATATATGGTAATTTTACAATAATTTGAAATCTTGCTAAATCATCCTTTAGGTCTACCCCATGAGTAATAGAAGGGCTTACAAGAACGCTCGGATAATCCGCTACAATATGCTCTTGTATTAGTTTCTCGTTATTTACCTCTTCATATCTATATTGAAATCTGTTACCGGATAGTTTATTTTTTAAGAACTCTGTAATATAGCTAGTATGGGTATGGATTACTCCCTTCTCGTCTCCATGTTCATCGCATATTTGTTGAATTAGGTTAGCGACTTTAGGCAAGTTTTCTTGAAGACTCTTATAATTGAGTTTATATTTTGATGAGATATAGATTGGAGATTTATCAGCGCTAAACGGAGATTTCGTTTCTATAAATTTGTATTTTTCGATACCCAGGGTCTTCGCAAAGTCTTGAGGATCAATAATAGTAGCAGACATTAAAAGTATCTTCTTACCATATTTAAATATCTTCGAGGACAGCGTTGAAATATAAAGCGGGGTCACAGTAATGTTATCATCCTTTTTAGTGATTACATACTTACAAGTATTCCACGATTCGATAATGAGTTTAACTTTATCATTTAATCTGGTTAGCGCTTTATATTTGGTAACATCCTTTTCAGTCTTCTTGTTAGAAGAGATAGTATTTTTCAATTCAACAACCAAATCAGACATTAAAGAATCTAAATCGGTAAGCCATTTAAAGAAAGTATTATAGTTACTAACGTTAGGTAGTTTTGTTTTTATATCAAGAAACTTTAAAGTTCTACTCGTGATCGAGAGGGTAAAATGCTTATTAATAATAGTTAAAATTTCAAAACATTTATTTCTACAATTTTCATTACCTAAACTATGAACCTCTAAACATATTCCATCTGTAAACGATGCAAGTCTATCAATATCAACTTTAGAGAAATAATCATATTCTGCGCCTTCGGTATCTATTTTTAAGTAGATATTTCCTGGAATATTATTTTTATTATAATGTTCAATTACATCTTTACAGTTTTCTGTAAATCCTAATCCCTCTTTAAAAAAGAAAAGAGGTCCATTAAGATCATGGTCAACTGTGTGGTCAAACATATAAACTGGTTTTTTATATTTTTCATTAAAATCCAATTCATATCTGTAATCTTGCGCAACTCCATAGGTAAAAAGAGCAGAGCAATGTTCTAATACAATTTCATTAATAACATATCCCCCATCCGAGCACGGGCCTAAGTGAATTTTATTACTATTAATTTTTTTAGGTTTTAATAATGGCAAAATGTCTTTCATATATATAAAAACTTTATTTCAATTATCGAAGAGGTCTTTGTAGAGTTTTAACTCTCTCACACTTATCTCTTTATTTTTTGCTATAATATCAAGATTGTCTTCTTTAATCTCTTCTTTAGCTGCTTTATTCTTTTTAATATATTGAATTTTTTTGAAGCGGATTTTAGGAAAGAGATAATAATACCAATTATATTGCTGCTCTTTTGTATTGAATAGACTGCCATACCGGTTAGAGGTATTATTAATAACTTCTAACATTTCATCCGAATACATCGAAACCCACCTATTAATCATATAAGGAGAAAATTGCGTCTCATTATCCAAATTAATATCGATTTTTTTCTTAGAGAAAAATAGCGAATTAATAATATTAAAAATTGTCATTCTATAATTTTATTTGGATAGCTAATATATTTTTCTTTATGGCAAAAGCGGCATCTCAACAATGAGTGCCCTCTTTTACTAGAGGGTTTGCGCCAATTATGGTAGCCAAGAGAGCACCATAATTTAGAAATCCACCTTCGAAGACGCAATAAAAATCTCATCGTTTATAGAGTAAAAAATTTGAATAACATCATTCATAAATTTAGTGCAATCTTCATCGCTAAGATTTGTTGAATATGCGAACGGAGGCGCTTTTCTTCCAGCCGATACATTAATACCTGTATGCCCAATAGCGACATTATCTTTCGCATAGGTTATAGAAACGCTACATTTACCCTTATCGCGAAGTTGATTATCGCTACCGTTAAACTCATCTATAACCATTAAATCATCGCCTTTAACTTCAATAGGCTTCTTCAAATAGTTAAGATACAGAACATTAGCAATTTGAGTATTAAACAATCGTTGAAACGCCACTGCGCCCTTCGGACAAAGATTAGGTATTTCCCAGCAGAAGTTAATAGCA